TATCGAAACCGTTCCAACGTATCGGCGGAAGTCCGCCAATCGTCGCGCACGCAGGCGCTAATTTTTGCGTGCATTGATAGGAGTTACTGCAATGGCAACCCGTAAAGCAAAGACCGCTGGAAAGAAAGTTGCAACCCGCACTGCTAACAAGGCTGTGCAGTTGCCGGAAGGATATGAAGTAATCGAACGCGCGCCAACGTGGAATCATGAGGAAAACCCCATCATCTGCGGCAAGCGTGGAGAGATTACCGAAATGACTTTCGGTCGTGGCACGAAAAACGAGTATGACGCTGAAACATTTGTTGTCAGCGATAAAAACATCGGTGACGTTGCTGTGTGGCGTTCTGGCGGACTCGCGCAGTTGTTTGATGATACGCGCGAGGGTGACGAGGTTTATATCCAATTCCTCGGATATGGCGAACCCAAGGAGGAAGATCAGCAGCCTCCTAAGCTGTTCAAGTGTGCAGTCAAGCGCACTGCAAAGGGTAGCCGCAACCCGTTCTAACAAAACGGTTGTGACTGGTGAACGGCTGCATCAATTGTGATGCAGCCTTTTATGGAGCGGTATCATGATGGCTTATATGAAATGGGTGTCGATGATTCGTGATGCTGTGATCGAACAACACGAGCGCGGCATGCTTGGGGTTCTGGCTGCGCGAACAAACATACAGGAGTACCGTTTGCGCGATTGGGCGGAAAAGAAAACAATTGACGATTTGGGATACTCGGAACTGACCAAGCTTCACGATGCGTTGTCTGAACACGTTATTATGGAGGCGCAAAATGTCGTTACAGAATCGGAAGAACAAAGAGCAACAGAAATTGCAGCGTTCGCACGTCGCAGCGCAGGCAGCAACTGCGAGGATTGCTGCATATCATTCGATGAAAGCGATTAACCGCATACGCAACGGCGGTCCTGATTGGAAGGGCAACGGCTGCGCGTGGAGATATGTTTGTTATCCGGTTGGCGGTAGACCGGAGTTATAACAAAATCCCCCGATTGTGAGTCGGGGGATTTCTCTTTACATCATTCCATCAACCGCGCCTGCAAGCGGACTTCCGCCAAATATTCCCTCTACCGCTGCGCCTGCTTCTACTGGATCTTGCGGCATCGCTACAGGCTGCGGCGGTACTGATGTTTGTTCTTCGATCTGCTGGCCTAGCGCAATTGGATCTGCCGGCGGTATTGGCTGCGCGTTGATCGATGGAAACATTGGCTCAATATCTTCAATCGCATTCATCATGCGATTTAGCACACTTTCGGCAATGTGAATTTTTGGAAACGGAATAGGCATGTTATCTCCTTGGATCATGTTCAATGTGAATGTGATCTTTTTCTAAGATCACATCGTAATGCAACCCTAACGCATCGCGCAGCGCTGCAACTAATCCTGTTGCATTCTGTTTTGGCAGCCGCAAATCCACTGCATCACCAGTGTAATGCAAAGATCCTGCGCGATGCGTTCCATCTGTCAGCGACGTGATAGTCATGCTGTTTTCAAACTGCTCATAAATCGAGCCTGCTATCACGATAGCTAACAAAATTTCGTTAGATAATCCCTGCGCTCTAACGTCCGCCTTTAGCGAAATAATCATACATCCTCCGCGTATTCGATGAATTTCATCATCTTCATCATGGGTTCAGTCTTAAACCCGCGTTCCTCCATGAATCGTTTCCAACCCGGATGCCCTACGCTGTAAATGAGATTGCAGCCTTCAGCACGCGCGATCTTTTCAACAGACACCCACCCTGGTTCCCATTGGTCGCGCGACCCTACTACAGTAAGAATGTTCATTGTCTTACCGTACCGCGTTTCAACGAATTCAACCAACGCCCATGCGGCGGATGTTAGCTGATAGATTTCAAACATGCCTGAGTCAATTGCTTCTAACATTTGCTCACGCGTGAAGAAATCAAACCCGGCAACGAATCTATCTATTAATTCGTTGGGCGTCTTTGGCGCGCTGTCGGTATCCCTAGCATTTCGCGCGCCCAATCGTCCTGCGGCGTCAATACTTGTAACGGTTGAGCCTGTACTTGCGGACGAGTCCGACGCGGGGGACCGCTGCTGCGAGGTGTCCATGCTGGCGCACTCCTAACTGCTGATGTTTGCTCTTTGGTGTCTGTTGGCCGAATGTTTGGAATGCTGATTTCAGGCGCAACCTGCAACTCACGCACTCCACCGCTAACATAGTCGCGCAGGCTGTAATTCTGCGGAATCGCTCCAACCTGCCGCGCCCATGCGTCTAACCCTTCCGCTTGCTGCGCAATCTCTTGCAACCGTTGCTGTCCATAACGCTTTGTTACTTCGCGAATGTTCAACGCGATCCGATTGTATTCTTCGCGAGTAATTTTGAATTCATCTGTATCGGCAACAGACTTTCCAGCACGCGCCAATGCTGCAACGATTGTTCCTATCTCCGATCCGCTGCCACCAAGTTCAGCAAGCCCGTTTAGCAATCCGTTTGGATCTTCCTTAAACAACCCGCCTAAGCTTGTAGAAACAAGTTCAGTTAGAACAGACTTGCTAAAAGGCTTGTCTGGATCAAAATTCGGATCTGCTACAAGTTCAAAGATGCGTTGTGCTCTCGCATCTGTATCACGCGCCGCGTTTATCACTTGCGAATATTGATCCCGCAAAGCCGGCGCTGCGCTTGTGATAAATCCGCGCTGTGTATTGAACTGTGCTGCTTGCTCCGCTTTGCGCGCTTGAATGTCGTTATTCATGATGCCGCGAATTGTTTCATTCGCTTGCTCAATCATTTCGCGCCCGGTTTCATCACCAGACTGCAAACGATACCAACCATCCGCCGCAACGCGCTGCGCAGACTCTAACAACCGCGCTTCATCAGGATCAGCAATTGCCAACTCTGATTTGATTTCATCTTGCAAGCCTGCATACTCGCGCCGCGTATTGTGCATGTCTCTAGCAACACGATCTAAATAGCTTTCCTTCGCACGTTTATGAAGTATGCCAGCAAACAAACCTGCCAACAGACCAACAGGCCCTCCAATAGCAGCGCCGCCCGCTCCATATAACAAACCTGTTTGTAACGATGAAGGACCAGCCATGCGCGGCCGTGGAAACGGCCGCTCACGATCACTTGATACAACAATTTCTTCAGCCATGTTATATAAACTCCTATCAACCTGAAGGGAAGAATGACGCGCTTGTGTCGAAGTTCCACGCGTTGCTGCGTCCATATCCACTGCTTTGTGATGATTGCTCACCAAATGCTTTGGCTAGTGACTGTGCAGTTGTTAGCGTTGTTGGCCCGCCTAAGATTTGCGACAACTGACCATAGGTGCCCAATTCGGCATTGTTCCCGCGTTCCAACACTTCTAACAATGATGGTAACGCGCCTAATCCTGTTGACGCTGCGTTAAGCGAGTTTGTTGCAATTGATTGTGCAACCGCGTCTCTTGACGCAATGTCTCCCGCACGTAACGCCGTAGCGCCTTGAGTGAATACACGCGCAGCGCTTTCAGCCGCCAATCCTTGCGCAACACCTTGTCTACCGCCGCCATATGTTCCACCGGCAACTGCGCGCGACGTGATTGCTGGATTAAGTTCTTCACGGAACAACCTCCCGGTGTCCGCTTGTAACTGCGCAATCTGATCTTCAAGAACTGGATTGCTACCGCTCAATCTGTCTTCAAGATACGCAGACCCAGCGTCACCACCTAACTGTTCAAGAAATTGATTTCCTCCGGTAAATAGCTGTTGCGCTGCTGTGCGCAATTGTCCCGCGTTAGCAGCCGCACCACCTGCTGCGTTAGTAGCATTGCCGTACAACTGCGCAAAGATATCGCCTTGAAACACATCTTGCGTAGAAGTAGAAGCTTGCTGCGATCCGCTGTAGCCGTATGATGTTGACTGCTGCTGTTGATAGCTTTTGCTTCGACCGCCGCCTAATGAACCACTCATTATCACATTCTCCTAAGAGACAGAAAGCCTTTTAATACAGATGTTCCGCCTGCATCAGCGGTACTCTGCGCCCATGCAATTGCAATGCTGCCAGGACTAGAAACCTCTAGTAGTCCGTCGATCTTTACCCATTGATCGTTTGTTGATTGAAAGATTGAATAAGAAACATTGTTTGCCTGCGCGCTTGGATCAACAAATGACGAATCGGCATAGTGATTGCCGGTTGTTGCAACTGTTCGTAACAACGATCCATTTTTATAATATCTAACATTTGCACCGTCATAAGTAATTTCAAACACATCTGTTACAAGAAATGTTCCTGTGTCTAGGACAGATCCACCCGATTCGAATATGTAACAATGATTGTCACTATTGAAGAAAAACGATCTTGTGATACTCGCATGCAATCCTTGCGATGAACTCAACCCTATAAGGAAGCGTAGCGTTGTGCTATTTGGTGAGCAACTAATACGGCTATTGTTAGTAGCAGTATTGGAATACACAGCACTATCAAAAGCGACACCACCACCAACCTTAGACCAAGTAGACCCAGCAACATTAGCGTTACCGGTAGTGGTGAATCCTGTAATCGCACCACCAGCAAACGCACCGATTGAGTAATCCGCATTGCCTGCAATCGCTGCACCAATTGTTTGTAACCCGTTCGCATATCCGTTCACTCCAAACGATCCGGTGTTGCTGCCGGTGTTGACGCGAAACTTAATTCCTGCGGCTGCTGCTCCACCCATTAGCATATAAGCCGCTAACTTATAACTTCCCACTGGTACGCCAGTAACGATTAGATGCGGATCGTCCGCAATCGTTACTGTGCTAGTGCGTGTTGTGGTCGCGGTCTTTGCAGCATTTTTGTCTTTTGTTACCCATAGCGGCAACCCTGCAACGCCTTGCGACGTAAGTACATCGCCGGATGATTGCGCACCGGCTCCAAATACAACTGCGCCTGCGCTGTTGATAGTCCATAACAACGTGGAATTGAATTTATATCTAAGTTCGCCATTGGTTCCAGTTCCGCCGGTTGCGATAAGTTCAACATTGCCGCCACCGTCGCCATTCTCACCACCTTGTATAAATACAGATCCACGTGGCCCACCCTCATTAGTTGAATTAGATCCGCTAACAATCGTTGGCCCACCAGCACCATTAAAGCTTGTACCGCCTTGTACTTTGGTCATTCCTCCCGGACCATCCAACGCCCCACCACCAAAGAACAACAAATCACCACCGGCTTGCACGTTACCAGGATCAACACCTGTTGCGCCTGCTGTGATAATCAAATCTATTCCGTCTTTCCCTGGTACTTGTTCATCCGTTGACAACATTGCTAACACAGGACCATCAGCGCCACCGATTAGCAACCCTGGCTGATTAGGAACGCCAGCAGGATTGGGAATGTTTGTTCCGAATACAAGCTGTCCGCGAAACGTCAATGTTCCATTTGGACCAACGTATGCAACATATCCAGAATCAAAGAATTCGTTGTATTGTCCACTGAAATCATGAACTGACTTTGCTAACGGTACAGTGTAATCATACAAAGACGCGTTAGACTTCTCTAACTTGCGCAATTCGCCATCAGCGTATTTCGCGCCGTTCTGCGTTGATAACGGCTGCTTGACGTATTTGCTAGGAAGGGCCATTAAAATTCCCCATCATTTTCTGCTTCGATGGTGATACGCGTAACAGTCCACGGCTCCGCTGAAGTGTTGTTGCTCACTTCAACAGAAATGTATCGTCCTGCAACTTCATATTCATTCCCTTCCGCTTTGCGCTGTACATATGGACCCCACACAACACCCGATCCATCATCGGTTGAATTGCGCGCACCCATACGAATAAACAACGTAGACAAGCCGGTTCCTTTCCCTTCGACAGTTACGCGGCTTGTTACTTTACGCTGTTCATCATCTTCAAATGTTAGATCCAAACGTTGCAACACTGCGTTGACAATGTTTGTTTCTGGAACATCCTCAACATATACAGCCGCGTTTTCAGCAAGCACAACTTTCTGCGTTCCACCTTGCTGCGCTTCATTCCACACACTTAAATCGGAATCCCACGGCTGCGAATCATCATCCCAAACCTGCGACGGCGCTGTGTCTGTAACGAATCCAGTTGTTCCATACTTTACAGCATTCAAATCACGCGACACCCAATTGTCACGGCGTTCATCCCAAATGTGAGCAACCGTCGCAAACTGACTGCCCGGTTCAGGAACACACACCCACAATTCTCGCGCATGATCGTCGTAAATCGTAAAAACGTTTTGTGAGTTTTCTTCGTCAATGCTATTTCGCAATGTTTGTTTGATGCGATTATCTGCAATGCTGCGAATGTTTATTCCATCCGTCAACACAACATCTTCATTTCCAACAACTGCTTGATTAACACCAATCGTTTTTAACGCGTGGGGTGAAATCAATCCAGTTGAACGCACAACAGGACGCACAACAAAGATATTATCCGGTTGTTGTCCTGCGTATTCGACCGCATGAAAAGACGTTGGCTTATAGATCATAAGCTGTGTACCTAACGGCACACCTGCAACGCATCTGCCAGGACTATCAGCTAAGAATGCTGATCCTGCTTCGTTGTCTGCTGCTGGCGTCCACGATTGCGGAACTGCGCCCGGTTCTGTTGCTTCACTCCACAATATTAGATTGTTGAAAACGCCGCTTGGCGAATCAATGTCCAATGCAAACAAATGAAATCGAAACGCCACAATAAATTTGCATAGCGTTGTGGCTGGAAACCCTGGCAGCGGCAACGCATCATCACCAGAATCCCCCGTCCAATAGTGAGGCGCGTTTAATCCGTTTGTGAAACATGGAATTCCATTCAGCAGTGTACTAGACCACTGATACGGATTTGTGATTGCTGATTGCGCTGGAATAGAAACATCATAACTATTATTTGTTTCTAACGCGTAGATGTTATCTGCGCCAAACATCAACCACCAATTAAAATCATTCAGCGTAAAGTTCAGCAGATGATAAGGAATTGTTGGAAACGTTGTATAGACGGACCTACGCCCGCGAATACGCGACGGAAACCCCCGTCGCATATGAACGTTCTTTGCAAGTGATAACACTTGATCTGATAATTCTGCCGGCTCTATATCTAGGATATGGCCGCCAACCGGGCGCAGGCGCGTTTTCATTTTGTTTCCTTCACTGACACAGTGATATTCTGCGCTACCATTTCAAAAGCTTTTTCGATGCGCGCCAACCGCGCTTCAAGCTTCCAAATAAAGTATGCACAAATAACAAGTGCTGGCGTACCGCCACCTTGCAACAACTGAAACACATCCGCTGCTTCCATCACACTCTCCCGCTGATTAGTCGCCAATCGCAACAAAATAATGGATCGATTGTGACTCCACATTGGACAAGTTTTCGAATTTATATACAGCAGTTGTCAATGTTGGAGGTGTTGACATTCCCTTGAACAACACACCGGCGGATCTGTTTGGATCATACGCAACGATAAAAATCGCTGGAATTCTAGTGAATCCCGCTGCGGTATAATCCATCGTGTAGATGCCGGTTCCGTTTGTATGAGTGCCAACACAATTTTTGTTTGCTTTTGCAGTGTCAACAAAGTTACCGCCTGATGGTGATGCGGTTGCGTTGCCTGTGCAAAATGCGATCTTCAATCCGCCGAATGCTGCCAAGATAGCGTTTAGATCCGCTGCGCTACCAGTGAATCCATCCATCTTGTTTAATTCTGCTGCGGTTGCTGTCACACCGTCTAAGATGTTTAGTTCCGCATGGCTGGCTGTAACTTCACCCTCCACATTTGGAAACGTATTTTGCAACGTTTCTTTTATCAAATGAAAATGATCGTCACCCTGTGACTTTGGATCAGATCCGCCAACCGGGTTGTTCGGATCTAACTGATGAATGTATGTAGCAGATTCCAGGCCCATTAGTAGCTACTCCGAAAAGAAACGTTATAAGCATTTGCAGATTGCCCACCGCCTAATTTCTTTTTCATTTTGCGGTTGATATCTCTAATCAAACTTTGAACGCTTTGAAACATTGCTGTTGCAAGTTCCCCATTGCGCGCACGCTTGAACAAATAGACTTGCGCTGCCTCAATATACAATTGAGGACAATCATTCAGCAGGTTGTTTGTATCTTCGTCTGCTTCTAACGCTGCTGGCATGCCGAAGTAATTCAACTGAAATTCTGCATCTGTTGGCGGAATGCCAGCAATGAGAATTGTTGTATCACGCATGCAGTACGCAACAGGATCTGCATTCCTGTATTGCGCTGCTAATGTTTCATCTACTTGGTCAAGCGGACAATTGTTATATAACACTGACCGCATCAACGTTACTTTCGATGGCAACGTGTAGATCGAATCGATCACCCGATCATCTTCATCAATCGTTGCTTCAAGAAAGTATCCTTCTAATGACATAGAAATAAGCGCTTCGCCTTGAGTGATGAAGCGCTCTATAACTTCGTTCGCATAGTCTTCACGATGCGAGTCGCCGCGAATGGCTGTTTTTAACTCTGAATAGTTCATTTCAAAATCACTCCATTCTTGACGATTCCACGCACTACGCGACCAATCCGATACGGTTCTGAAAACGCGGATTTCTCGAAATAGTCCATAGCGGCGCGCTGCCTTTCGGGATCGTGAAACGCATCTAAGTCAGGAATCAGCCGCCGCAACGCGTACCAATCTTGCATTGGAATACGCATTGTGTGACGTGCGAAAGGCGCGTGCTTGTGCCCTTCGTTTCCTTCGCGAATACGTTTGTTGAAATCTAAGATAGCGCGCCGCTCGGACTTCATAACATCAAACTCCTGAAATCACAGCCAACGTCGGATCAATGTCGCCGATGTTGAAATTGGCGCGTTCAAGATACGCTTTCAACGTCCAATCAACTGCATTGACTTTACGCTGCGAGTGACCAACCTTGCCAAGCGGCTTAACCTGCCAACCGCTCAACAAACCGAGTTTCCAGAATCGCGGGTCCAAACCAAACACATTCGCAACCTGCGGATCAGGATCACCACCGATTGAAAGATATGTTTGCTGCAAGCGATTAGGAACAAGCTGCATCAACGTTCCAAAATCCGTTTTGAACGTATCGATGTATCCTTGCGATACCTGCGCAACACCGGGACCGGTGCCGTTCACATTCGCGGTAGGCTGTGCAGCATACGGCGTTGTAAACAGATACTGACCAATCGCTTTTGTGATTTCAGGAACGCTCATTAGAACGGTTGGATTGCCGCCCAATTTATAAACATTCTGAATTTGCGTAGCGATCATCAGCCACGTCAATTGACGTTCTGCGCCTGCAACCTGCGCTGCTACAAGCTTTGTGCCTGTGTTGAAACCTGTAGCCGTACCACCAACACCCAAATCCTTATTGGTGGTGATCCACGCTGCGAGTCCTGCACTCTGACCAGCAACGTTGTCGCCGTTATCCATAACGGACGCTTGACCAGTGCAACAGATTGCCTCCACGTCGCGGCGCAGTTCAATCATACGCTGTGACGTTTGATAACCCATTTCACTGCTTCGACCGATTACACGCACGTCTTCAGATCGATCCGTTACAAACACGGGTTTATCTGACAACTGCGCGTGATTGCCAACGCGCTTTGCATTGGCAACAGTCGCTTTGTTATCCGTACTTACAAGATCCGATCCTGAAATACGTTTGTTTGTGATATCCGGCGCGGCTAACTTGTCTTCCGTCCATTCCGTATAGCCGTTATCCATTCCTTCCGTACCGATCATATCGAGAAAAACGGTTGGAATATCGCTGATATCAAAAATCTGATCTAAGACTTCCTCGCGGACTAGACCGCCTGCGGTAACGTCTTTCAGATCATCCAAATCAAGATAATCTCCTGGCGCAGCCATGTTTCATTACTCCGATTGATTGAATAGGGCAGCAAGGCGCTGTTGCTGATTTGGGATTGCTCCACTCTTGCGGTTTTGGTTTGACTGCATCGGTTTCGCTGCTGCTTTCTTTGTCTTAGCGCTGCCACGCTGGCCTTTACTATCGGGCGTTGTGACTTTTGCTAATGCAGCCTGAATCCGCTTGTCACGTAGATACATATCCCGAATGAACTTGATTGCACGATGATCGTGAACCGTAGCAATGAAAGTTTCATCAAAACCCCATCGCTTCGTGAAATCGATCATTCCTTGCAGATCCTCACCAGCCCGCTTTTCGTCGCGCCATTCTGGAATATGCTCAAGCGTCATTTTTCGCTCAAATGCCATATTCGCATCGTGTCGCTTGCGAATCTTTTCAACGATTGCGGGGTTGATGTGTTCTTTCGGAATCATCCCTAACAACTCGCGAATCTCAGTTTGCGAACGAAGCAATTCACCCTCCACCTGCATGCGGCGGCTCTCAAATTGCGTTTCGCGCGTTTCCAAGTCAACAAGCTCTCCAACGCGATCCTTCAATTGTCCGATGGTTAGCGGCTCCGCTCCATCGGCTAACGGAATTTTCACGTTATAGATTTGTTCGGGCTTGAACCCTAGCCGCTTACTCAATACATCCAACGTATCAGGCGGTTTAGTTGGATCATCAACAACGGCGTTTCCTTCGTTGTCGAATTCCTCACTTCCGTCTTCGTTGTCGGAAAACAATTCAGCCAGCGACACACGGCGCGGTTCATCCGTTTGCTGCTGTTGCTGCTGCTGTTTCGCACGCCGTTCATTGGGCGACATGCGCGACTGCTGCTGATGCAATTGCTGATTGTCAGGCGCGTTTCCGTTGCCGTTCGGAACATTCGCGCCCCCATTGCCGCTAGGCGTTGGGGTTTGTTTGCTGCTTGTCTCCAAGCGCTGATTTGACGGCTGCATTGATTTCACTCCTTACACTTTGGATTGCCTTCATTCGAAACCACATAAACTCTCGATCCTCTTTCGAAGGATCTGCTTGCCATGCTGTAAAGCAATTTGCGATTGCTTTATCAAAGCATTCACTCAGCAACGGATTCGCGTGAAGTTTCTCCGCTGCTCTTTTCCGTTCTTCCGGTGTCATTGGATGCCTCGTTAGCTAGTCGCCGTGATTCAGTTGCCGCAGTTGCGAGAATTTTTCTAATCTCAATCACTGCGCCTGCTGTTATCTTCGCTTCCTCAATCTGCGCGTTAATAACAGTGTTGTAATAGTCAAACTGCGTCTTAACATCAGTTTGATACTTACTAAGCGCTGTGCGTACTTGCTCAAGCGCTACAGCCTGATTCAACAACGCATCTTGTTTCTGCTGCGCTAGTGCATTCTCTTGCGCCTTGCGTTTCATCGCTGCCATTGCCTTATCGCTGCGCGGATCAATCTGATACTTTTCAGGATTTTCAATATCGTTCACGCGCAGCCACGCATCCAATGCAGCAGAATAGGTTGTAACGTCAACCAAAATTTCCTCCATACCGTTCGCAGCAAGGAACGCTTGACGATCCATAAGCCGCTCATAAACTGCGCTCTCGCGCGCACGTTCATTGAGAGACTTGCCTAAATTCACTTCGACAGAATCTCTAACTTTCCATTCAGCAGGATTTGTTTTTACCCATTTGTTCCCGCGCTTAAAGATGATTGGTTCCTTCCACTGCGTTCGCAATGTTTCATGCGCAATTAGATACATTGTGCGCACAAGCGTGTTAGCGATGATGCGAGTCATGAACAACGCCAGCGATTCCATCACGCTATATGCGCGATCCAATCCCTGCGAGCCTACGCGATCATTCAATTGCATCTGTCCGGTTGCCAGATCAAGGGCAGCGCCTCCCGCTTCGCTTCGCACACTTCTAAAGTGATCCAAGTTTGCAAGAATGTTTGCTGATGTGTCGGGCACACCAAATGCCATGATTGCCTGCCGCACGTCCTGCACAAGCTGAGGATTGACACGTACACTGCCATTTGTGCGTCCGTCGGTGACATCTTGTTCCTCGCATACACCATCAAGATGCGCTGTTCTATTCTTGTTTGTAGCGTTTAAGTTATCCATCAACGCGCGAGTTAACGCCGTTGTTGAATCCTGCACCCATTTGATTTTATCAAAGAGTGAAATTCCCATGAACGTATGCGGATTGATGATTGCAACACCGGTTGCATAACAAACAACGTCTGCCGGTTCATCATCTAATATCCATTGATCGCTAAAACAGATGCGGCGCAACTCGCTTGCGCCTGTACCATCATCCATTTTTACGTAAGCTTCATACCACTCGACTAACTCTTGTGATTTGTCGATTGGCTGATTGTTCAATGTGATATTACGCGGCAATCGCGCATCTGATGCTGCTTGATACGGATTGTTCCAACGCCGCAACATTTCGACTTTGTTTTTAGGAAACCCGCGCTCAATCAACGTAGATCGCGCTTCAACGTGT